CGTGTAGGTATTGTCCTGCATGGTTCTGCTTCCCATAGCATTGCCGCTTATGTCCACTGGCCCCAATGTGGTCGCTCCATCAAGCCCAAGACGCACGGTTCTGGCCCTGTTCTTAACGTCAGCCTGACCATCTCTGTATTTCGTTTCTTCGGTAGTGTAGCCCATTGAGGGCGTAACGCTGCCCATGCTGCCATCAAATGTTCTGTATAAATCCAACTCAGATCGTGATTGATTTGGCCGTTTTTCAAAACGCATACTGCCAGAAACAGGAAGATTAAAATCATCAAATCTATTTTCAACATTTAAATTTGCAAATGCGCCCTGTCTCTCAGCCATCACGCCATTCCCTGTCTTTGAGGTGGCCCTTGCATGGGGGGCTGCTGTACTGGAACCTGTGCGGCGTCCGATATCGCCGTCAAGGCACCCATATCACCAGCGCCCATGCGCTGTCGAATCTCAGCTACTTTATTCATTAAATATTTATTCATGTCTATGGGCTGCTGACCCCCACCTTGGGAGGAGGGCGGGGGCCGCGCACCCTGCGCTTGCTCTTTCGGCAAACCGCCGAAGGCGGCAGGATTAATGGGGGGCAAATTATATCGTGGGGGGTACATTCTTCATTGCCTCCATTTCTAGTTTTGCTGCGTTCTTCTCCCGCTCAAGCTGCAATTCGGCCTCCAGCTTTGTGACCTTGGCCTGCAAGTCGGCCTGCGCCTTTGCCATTTCGATCTGCATATCCTGACGCGCTTCAGCCTGCTTGATCTCAATGTTGGATTTTGCCTTGGCCTGATCGGCTGCAATTTGCGCCTGCGTTCTGGCCGTGAGGGCTTCGGTCTCCAGCTTTGCCAATTGCTGCGCGTATTCCAGTGGATTGCCCTGACCTTGACCCTGCTGACCAACGCCCCTGATGGCTTCGATCTGCTTCATCTGAGGTGCGGCCCTGACCACTTCTGCGGCCCGTTGGCTAATTAGGCGATCTTGCTCTGGATCAACGTCCTCAAACTTAAAGTTGGGGTCTTTAAAGTCGGGCAGGGGCGGCAGTGGCATTGCCACACTGGCCTGCATTCTCAGGCGGTACAGCAGCGCGATATGCTCTGCGATGTGTGCAATTAAGATCGGCTGCATAGTTTTAGCGCCGGGGTTGCCAGCCAAAGATGGGTCTTGCAGAAACTGCATATGCACCGCGATGTGCGCCTCATGGTCTTGTTCAATGAAGGCGCGAATTGGCTTGCCATACATCACGCTCATATTTTCATCGATGCAGTCCATCTGGACAGCTTCTTCTGGTTTTTTCAATATTTCATCGATGTTCTGAATGCGGATCGCCTCATACATCCGCTTGTACGCCTCGTACATATCGTGAAGTTGAGGCGCTGCCTGCGCCATTTGCAGCACGGCCTGTGCCTGCGCGATGCGCTGGGCGGTGCTAAAGATGTTGGGGTCGGACACAGGCACAATGTCAATGCGGTCATCAAAGTCGGCGGCATAGATCGTTTCGGCTGCTCCAGCCCGTGAGAACGTAAACTCTTCTGGCAGATTTTCTGCGTTTAGAGCCGCCAGCATTTTAAATTCTTGGCCCTGCGAGTAGTGCAGGCGCTTGTGAATTGCGCTGAACGCCTTCGATCCCTGCTCAATTAAGGCAACCGTCGATCCCACTGGGGCGTTTGGATTTACGTCACCGACATTAAGATCGGCTGTGGATGCAAAGCGTTGGCCTGCATCGACCATAAAGCCCAGCAAATTAAACAGCGACCCTGACGGCTCCTTAAACGGCAGTGGCATTATGGCTTTGTTAACGTCATCGACGGTGCTGTCGAGATCGACAAATTCACCGGGGTTAACTTGCACATCACCGCCAGTAACACGGCCACGCAGCTTGAACCCACCCTGCATATTGCTGAATGCGGCACTGTCGAGCAGAGCGCGAAGTGATCCTGTCGCCGCTTTGCCCAGCCCACCGATCATGTGATAGAGGCCAAAGCCGTAAAATCCCAAACCCGGCAAGAACTTGTAGCTCACAAACCAGTCACGGCGTTTTTTCATCTCATCGTCTTCGCGCCAATTGCGCCTGACCGACACGATCTTTTGATTGTCGTAATCAATGGTAATGACATAGGGCAGGGCGACAGCATTATCGTCCTCATCCTCTTCATCCATTTCTTCGCCGTCAATGCCGTCGAACAAATCATAGACGTGCATTTCCAGCAGTGTGATTATGTCATCGTTGCTATCGTCGTATTCATCAACGCCCTCGATTTCGCCAATAACGCTGTCGGCTGGATCGACATCGTCGCTGCCTGCATCGCTGGTCTGGAGGTAGTAGCCGTTTTGAACATAGCGATTGTAGTCGTTCTTCGGCATTCTAATGAGGTGAGTATAGCGTGGGGATGTGTAGAGGTCTTTGCTTTCTGGTGCCACGCAGAAGTCTTCTGCCTTGACGAACTGGCTGCATTGCCTGTCGAGGTTTACGTCCCACCAAACCTTTTTGAACGTCTGGCCGACCAGCGGTAGGTGAAACAGCATTTGATCCAGATCGGGAAAGTATTCGGGCATTTCCTCTGTGATCTGATAATTCATAAATTCTCTGACCCTGCGGCCCTGCTCTTCGATTTCCTCGTCTGGCTGACCAATGATGACCGACTTGATTGGGCCACCTGACGGGTAAAGCTCTGCGATGGCCTTGGCGTTAAACTGGGTTGCTGCTTCTGCGATCAGGGGGTGAACAACGATGGACAGGCCACGGGTAGCCCTCTCGTCCTCGCTTTCATCTAGCCCCCCGTCTGGGTCCAAGGTACGTAACCCTGCCTTGTAGCGTGACTTCCAATCGTCTCTGGCGGCTTCATCGTTTTCGTAATACGACACAAGCTCCGCGCCCTTGGCCGATAATTCCCGTGCGTCGATCTCTTCTGCGAGATTTGCGTCAAAGCCGCTGTCGCTTTCTTCGATATCGTCAAGCTCTGGATCACCGATCAGCACGTCACCGTCTGGGAGGGTCTCGACCATCAGGTCATCTGCGGGTGCGCCTTCGGCAAACGGGATTACATTTGGATCAGCCATATAGAGTTATCCTTTGCGGTTCTTGATAATCGTCCTCGTCAGGGTCTTCAGTGTGACCAAGGAACCAGCCTTTTCTCAGTCTTAGCCACGCTTGGGTGCAAGTGTCAACGATATCATCATTTGGGTGAGCGGGGAAGGCGGCACATATTGAGATCAAATCTTCGGCCCATTTGCGCTTGGGATAGAATATCCTGCCGTCTTCCAGAAGGGCAGATGCGGCGTGTGCGCGAGCTTCTTTATCTCGGTCTGGGCTGTACGCCAGCACTGGCACCCCTGCCTGCCTCAAATCATGCAGCAAGCTGCTTCCCGAAGCCTTCTTCTCTATCAAGACTGCATCTGGCTCCCAGTCATCGTATGCCTCCTGCGCCAGCTTGCGTAGCTGTGGGTAGTTAACTTTATCGTACCACGCCTCTAGCACGATGGCGCAGTCGTATCCTTGATACTTGAATACGCCCCAAGTTGTTCTGGCGCTGAAGCTGGAGCTTTCCTTGGTTTCAAAGGCTGTGTCCCACGATTGGATTACATATTCGATATTGTCGGGTAAATTTTCTTTTTCCCACGGCACCCACCAACTTGACTTGAGGATACCGCCGCCCTTGGGGCTTGGCCGCTGCTGTAGCTGCCCTGCGGCTGCGTAGGAGCCAAGACCGCGCTCTAGAGTTGATAGTTCTTTCTCTCCGAACCTCTCAGGCCATAGAAGCTCTCCCTCTTCTGTGCGTGGGTCTGTGAAGCCGAGAGATGATCTCACTGGAGTAGGGTGGCCGATCTCATATCTGGCAGGCAGGCATAGATGATCCCATTCATTTCCTAGCTCATTTGCAAGAATATGTCCCGTGAGGTCTTGCTCATTAACGCGCTGTTGTATGACAATGAACGCGCCCGTTTTAGGGTCGTTTAGGCGGCTCTGCATGGCCTGATCCCACCAATCTATGACGCCCTGCCTGACCTTTTGACTGTCGGCCTCTACAACGTTATTTACGTCATCTAAGATGATACAGTCGCCGCCTTCGCCAGTTAGGGAGCCAGCAACTGATGTACTTAATCGAATGCCGTTTTCGCTATTCTCAAATCTTGATTTCTGGTTCATATCCCCACTCAAGTGGAACTTGTCGCCAAAGTGCGCCTGATACCACGGGCTGTCGATTAGCCTGCGACACTTGGTGCTGTCCCTGATCGACAGAGAGGCGCTGTAGGACGCATAGAGAAACTTCTTTGATGGTTGTGTAGCCCAAGTCCACGCTGGCAGCACCACGGCGGTTGAGATAGACTTTGAATGCCGTGGGGGAATATTGATAATCAAGCGTTTGATTGATCCATCGATAACTGCCTCAAGATGATCGCTGATTGCATCTAGGTGCCATCCAGAAGTGTATTCTGATCCCGGTTCAATCGTCGGCCATGCGGCTTTCGTAAACTCCCTCAATGATCTGCGGTAACGCTCCGCTTGAACTTGCTCCAGTGTCAGCTTGCTTAAAAGCTGATGCAATTGCGCTGAGTTGGTCATCGCTCATCCTTGTTAAATCTATTACATTTTTATGCTCGACAGTGGTTGCGACCTCATGCTTGTTCGACCAGTTTTCTTTGTCTCTGTTGTTTAGGTAGTAAATGATGGCGACATTATCCCGCTCGACCACAGCATTTTCAAAGAGGGCATTGGTAACTTTTGAGAGGGCAATTGCCTTGCCTTTTTTTATAGTCTCCAAAAACTCTAAATTTTCGGCCTGCCTGTTGTAGAAGGTGGCGGGTGAAATACCCAAGCAGGAAGCGATTTGTTCGACAGTCAATCCCTGCCCAGCAAGTGTTTTAACCTCTGACATCACCTCTTCCGTGATTTCAAACTTTGGCCTACCGACAGATTTTTTGGCTGGTTGTTTCTTAGTTGTTTTTTTCGCCATAATGCGGCCCTCCTTTAATTTTCATATAATACAAAATTAAATTAAAAAAAAGGGTTGTCGTTCTTGTGATAAAAAAAGCCTGCCGCAGCTATCACTACGACAAGCTATATTTACTCTCCACAACTAGCATTGCTTTGAGCCTCAATCTAACCGACTTCAAGGAGACCATCCTCGATTTCCCGTTTGTTTTATCATGCATTGATTCTGGGTCAATCAAAAACATTTGTGTCAACTCCCATTAATTGCGATTGATTAAAGGGAGAGCATTGCGATGGCG